GCCTTACCACCAGTTGCTAGTGTAGGGGAAATAGAAGTCCAAAACTCTTCAGCAATGTTTGGTTGTACGAACGCAAACTCGTCACAGTATAGTAATGATATAGACATACCACGACCAGTTGTACCAGTTGTAGTTTGTGATACAATACGTGACCCGTTTTCAAATTCAATCGAGCCTTTGTTATAACTAACAACACCCGCTCTAATGTAGTCAGGACATAGTTCGTACCCGTAACGAATACGTTGCATAATTTCCTGGGCACCTGTATATTTGTGCGCAGCAACTAGTACTGTTTGGTCTGGGTGAAACATGGCATACCATAATAAGTAGCCAGCAGCACAAGTAGTCTTTCCAGACTGTCGTGGCATCATGTTCACATTAAAACGGAAATCGTGGTATGAATGTAATAATCGTTCTTGGTATTCAAAAGGTTCAAATTTAACCTTACCCCTTGTAGGATGTTGAATATGGAAAAAGTTCTTAACAAAATACATATACCCTTCTACAGGGTCAGCACATGTTAGCAAGTCTTGTACTTGCGCTTCTGTAAACTTTTCCTTAGTATGCGCCTTTTTAACTAAGACGCCTTCGAGTGATTTAGACATACTTTATTTAATCAAAAAAATAGACCCCGGAGGGTCTATTTGGCACTTTGAACATAGTGCTAACTGCGACGAATTTTAGTCTAGTGTTATACCAGTTGCCTGTTGAAATAGTAATCGAATTTTTTTGGCAAGTTCAATATTCCCATTTCTAGAAGAGTACTGATCACTAGCTAATTTTCCAGCTTTTTGTTTTATATCTATAGTTATACCGTGAGATGTATCAACGCTTGGGTCAACTTTAGCAATCATGCTTAGTAATTGGTTAGCGGCTGAATGTGCCATAGGATCGTTACGTTTAGTCATATCGCTCCAATAGTTTCGATCCATACCATTTATACTAGGACCTGCTGGTGCGGCTTCGTCGTACTTCTCGTTACCGTTTGCCGCACGGCTCATAGTTTTTTTTTCTGAAGATTCTTTAATTTCGTCATACATTGATTGTAAACGATTAACAAGAGATTCTTGCATTGGATTGCCACCGCCGTTAACTTTTAGCTTTTCAACACCCTTGCTTGCTAAGTCATTACCTGTAGGCGTAACAGCGTCAACACCTGCAACTTCTTCGCCCGGAGCAGTAGTTGCTTGTTGAAAATCACCATCTGTAACTTCGTCCATACCGTATACAGTAACTTCACCATCATGATCGTGATGTCCTTCTGGTTCAGTTCCTTGTTCAATTGCTTGTAGTGCTGCAATTAACGAACGGATGCTTACTTGCGGACCACCTGACATTTCTTTGTCATCACACCCGCATTCTTCCATTCCTTTTTCGCCAATTAGCAACTCATCATCGCTTGGTAATCCAGGGTTACCTGCTTTTGGAGGCATTCCTTTATCACCTACACATTCGTCTGATGCGCCTGCACCACCTTCCGGAGTTGACGGAGGTGCCATTACTGCTACAGCTTCGTCAAGCTCTTTCATTTTTGATAGTAAATCTTGAAAATTCATTATTTGTTCCCCTTGTAAGGATCAGCTACCTTAACTTGTTTTGTAAAGATATTAGTTGCGTTAATCTTTGTTTCAACTTGCTTACCAGGTTCCTCTTTTACATTCTTTGGGGATTTCTTAGCAAGAATTTGGTCATTTGTTCCTTTGTATTGAGTTAATTCTTTTTTGTTTTTAGATAACTCTTTTAAGAAACTATTAACGTGCTTGTCGCCAACCACTTTTTGATTGTTTTCTTTATCGTAACCTTTTTCTAACAATGCGCCTTCTTTCTTAGCATCATTGGCATGATTTAAAATACTTTCTGCTTCTTCGCCCGGAGTGCGTACAACTACGCAGCTTTCTGCCATTTTTAATTTGTTTACAATTGCTGCGCGAACTTCTGGACTGTTAACAGGATAATTTACAGTTACATTGTATGTTGTAACTTCAACGTTTTTATGTGTTGGAAAATCGTAATGTGATTCTTGAATTGGGGTACCAGTACCTTCGGATACATTTGAAACATCATACATTGATAATGCTTCTTTAATTTTAGAAGAGCAATCCTTAGGGCACTCGCCTGCGAATTTAATTTTAAATTCGTATGTTTTTTTGCTTTCTGTTAAGTAGTCTTTAAATGATTTCATTGTCGCAATCCTAATATTATATTTATTTCATTTGCTTTAGTTTTTCAATAAGGCTATTGCGGTCTGCAATGATTACACCGTCACCGTTTAAGTTAATGCCTTGATCTTCACTACCTGCTGTATCTTGGTCTAACTTTTGCTTCTTGAGTTGTAACTCAATCATCTTAAGTTTTTTGTCAATTTTTGCAGATTTAGCATCAATAGCGTTCTTAAGCATTGTGCCTGCTACTTCAAAAATACGAGCAGAATAACGTGCTTCTACGTTCATGCCTAAGTCAATTAAGTCGTCATATGCATCTGTAGCACGTTGAGCTAACGAGTCAAACTCTGCATCGCTAGCATCGCCTAATCCCTTAACTGCTGGTAGTGCTGCACTAATTTTGTCAAATTCTGACATGTCGCGAAGAAACGGTTGAGCAAGTTCTTGCTTCTTAGATTTCTTCTCTTCGTCTTTTACTATTTTTTTGCTTTCGGGCAAATTAAGTAGTTCTTCAAGTTTTTTAGTCATAACTGTACTTATGCAGGACTGCCATTATGGAACATATCGTTTTGGTTAATAACTCGGAATTTAATTCCTTGCTGTTTGCACCAAATATTTGCTGCTTGCCATTTGGCTTGATTCTTAACGTATTGTGCTTGATTGTATTTGTTCTTACCCACACGCTCGAGTAACTGCTGACTAGCAGGTTTAATTTCAACTAATTCAACGTGTTGTTTACCTAACTTATCTACATATTGTATAAAAAAATCAGGAACATAAATTGTATTTTTACCAGTTAACGGATCTCTGTAAGGGATGTTAACTGCCTCACTTGCCCACTTTTGTATGCTTTCATTTGTGTCACAAAAGGACATAAAATGCCATTCCCAAGAGCTTCTATATATAGGTGTTTTAGTGCCTACATATTTTCCAGGGTTCTTCATTACGAATTTACCTTTTGCAAATTTTGGCATATTACACTAAAATGTTTCTTGATTCGTGGCTGTCAACTAATGGTGCAATGCGATAACCAAGTAAACTTATTTTCTCTCTATATGCATTTAAAACTTGAGCTACTACTTGACTAAGTTGTACATCAGTTAATGCTTTTAGTGTGTCAATTAATTCAAACACATTAACGTTATCTGCGCGAGCTTGATTTAATAGTACAATGCCTACACTTCTTGAACTTTCAACATCGAACCCGTGCTTTAAGAAAAACCCAACAACTGCGTCAATTTGGTTTGAAGGAAATGATACTTTTGAAGTGTAGTATTTGTCAAAGAACTGCCTTACGTCTGTTGAACTATCTGGCAATCCGGCTGGTGGGCGTGATGGTAAATTTGTTGACATAGTTAGACGATATTAATTTTATTTGCTACTGTAGCATTAGTATTTGTTGATACAGGAAATGCAATTCCTTGAACTCCACTTACACTTTGTTGTGCTGTTGCAATTGTATTTGTAAGTAATCCAGTTTGTGCTGCTGTACCTAACGATTGTGTGTTTTGATAATTGTTAATAGCAGTTGCTGAGTTGTTTAAAAATTCAGCAGCATTGTTAGTAATACCTGCGGTGTTATTCACAGACGGAACAACAGCGCCGGGATCTGATCCACCTTGTAAAGGACTTGGTGTTTGATCATAATGTGCAGGATCAACTAACCAGTCTCCTGTGGTAAAGTCACCGACAACACCAGTATCATATACTACTGATTCGTATGCTATTGTTGCAGTATTATCATGTACAGTGTTTTGTGCATAATCAACTTTATTGTGATTCCACTGTGTAATAATTGGATTGATTAATTTATAACTTACAAACTCATGTCTTGCTGCATGAAATATAGTCATAGATTCAAAGAAAGGATCAGTACTACCGTTATCTAACCCATATGTATCTTGAATATAGTTAAAATTCTTCATAGCAGTTCTGTCATATGCGCCAGCATCAGCAGCACTACTAGGATCAGCGTAGTAATAATTAAAGTAATTTTTCCATAACATATTAATTAACCCCATGTTATCATCATGGAATGTCATTGTTATAGGTTGATACTTAATTGTTGTTTGAATATTCTTTTTACGATTGTATTGATTTAACGTTTCAGTTGTAATCTGATAATTTGGTAAATCAACATTTTTTACTAGCATACCGATTTCGTGACCGTATTTTAAAGCAAGGTCTTGATTTAACAACGCAGCTTTGTTAAGTTTAAACACAACACCAAATAAAAACTTATGCTTAGGTGCTAGTCTAAACTGATCATCCGTAAACAAACGGGCAGCATGTTGCCAGTCACGTAATGTTACGTTAGTTGGTTCTGTTAGAAATCGGTTAGGTGTGAATGCCATAATAATATTTATTCATTTTATAAACTGCGTAGTTTATAGCAGTTCATAAAAAAGCCCACCTAAGTGGGCTAAATTTATTATCTTGCGCCTGATCCAGTAGCTGCTGTACCATGTGCCCAATTTGTCGGAGCAGTTGCGCCGCCAGTAACTTGTAAGCAGTTATCTGGTTGGATTGTTAGGTCAATAGTTAATGTCTCTTGTCCACCGTAGCTTAGTGTGTTGTAGTTAGCTTGTGTAACATAACAACCATAGCACTCCCATGTTTCTAAAACAACTGGAGTGTTAGCACCGTTACCACCGTCTAACATTTCAACACGCATTAAGAACTTGTAATCACCGCCTGCTGCTGCACTTGACTGCTCAAAGAAGTCAAATTGCTTTTGCATTTGTTCGCCAACTAATTTAGCAACTGCGCCAGTTACGTCATCACGCAACTTAACTGTCATAGTTTGCCATGTTGGTTTACCAGCATAGTGAATGATTGAGTTGTAAACGTCAATCTTTTGATCTGCGAATTGCACGTTTGGACGAGCAGCTTCTTGAACTTGTTTTGTAAGTTCAGTTGTTGGTGTTGATACACCAAAGTTTTCAAACATCACTCTAAAGCGATATTTTAACTTTGGCATCAACATACCTTGTGAGCTAGCGGATTGATCGCTAGCTAAAGGTACTGTAAATTTACTTAAACTTGAAATAGCCATTTGTTATGCTCCGTTATTTTTAACCTAGTGCCTTAATTTCACCAGTGTTCTTCAAGCGTAGTGGAATGTAAATGAATTCAACTGCTTTAACTGGTTCAATCGCAACGTCTAGATATAATTCACTACGATCAATTCTTGAAGGTGTATTGTTGCTTGTATCGCAAACTACAATGTAGTCATACAATGCACGTTGACCTACTAATTCTAACAATAGGCTTTCCGCTGCACCCTTGATTTCATCACGAGTAATTTTATCGTTTGGTTCAAATACGTATGGTTTAGCCAATTGTGCAAATTGACGACGTAAGTAAATTACCAAACGTGCAACGTTAATACGATCTAATGCACTAGCATTCTTAGCACGAGTATATTGTCCGTAGTTGACAAGACCTGTACCTGTAATGAATGTTAATGGGTTAACCTTAATACTTGCTAATGTATCACGCTGTCCGTTATTCAATGCAACTGATTGGAATTCACCGCTTGTTGCATCAACGTAACCAACTGCTGTTGCGTTAGTAATACCGCCGCGGCGTGTACCAGCTGGTGCAAACCATGGATAGCTAACTTGGTCATTTA